CCACAGAGGCATCCGACACGGCGAGCCTTGTCGGCACGGTCCGGTGGAATGCCGTCCTGGCCGCGACCGAAGCTGCGGATACGGCGGCGTTCGCTGGCTCCGTCTTGGCGGTCGTCACCGGCACCTTGGCGGCTACTGAGGCAAGCGACACCGCCTCTTTCGGCGCGGGTGCGGTCAATCTCGGCACCTTGGCGGCAACGGAGGCCGCCGATGCGTCGAGCTTCCTTGGAACCGTTCTAAACGTTGTCTCGGGCACGCTGGCGGCCACTGAGGCCGCCGATACTGCAGCGGCGACTGGAACGGTTGCTTGGAGCGCGACGCTTGCCGCGAGCGAAGCTGCCGATGTCGCAGCGTTCACGGTCACGGCCGTCACGCTCGGCACGATGGCCGCCACCGAGGCGGCGGACACTGCAAGCTTCACCAGCCTCGCAGGCATTCTCGGCGCGTTCGCTGCGGCGGAAGCCGCCGACAATGCCATCATCGTTGGTGGTGTGCGGGTTGACGGTGCGCTTGCCGCGTCCGAAGCGCCGGATGTGATGCGCGTCATCGGTTTCGTCGGCCGCGTCACCATCGGCGAAGCCCGGCCAAGACCGCCAAGTGATCCAGCTATCGGTCGTCCACCGACTGCGGAAGCCGATCCGGGGTTGCCGCGAAGGTATTCCGGATCATCATCTGAGAGGTCATCGCTATGATGAATCGCGCTTATTCAATTCTCAATATCAAGTCGGTCGATGAATCTGAGCGTATCATTGAGGGCATTGCCTCAACGCCATCGACTGATCGCCAGGGCGATATCATCGAATCGCTCGGAGCCAAGTTCAATCTGCCGATGCCGTTGCTGTGGCAACATCGCAGCAGCGAACCGGTTGGTTGGGTCGAGATGGCGCAACCGACCGACACCGGTATTCCATTTCAGGCTCGCATCGCCAAGGTCGACGAGCCCGGCGAGCTAAAAAAGCTAACCGACAAGGCGTGGCAATCGCTCAACACAAAACCAACGCCATTGGTTCGCGGCGTCAGCATCGGTTTCAAGATCAACAAGGACGGTTTTGAAACCATGAAGGGCGGCGGCTGGCGGATCACGGATTGGGAATGGCTCGAACTGAGCCTTGTAACGATTCCAGCAAATCAAGACGCAACGATTTCTTTGGTCCGCTCGCTCGACGAAGCGGACAGGGCTGACAAGCAGCAAAACGGCAGTGCTGCAGGGACACAAATCAAACCCATCAAGATTAGCAAGGAGACGACTATGCCTAAGACTATTCAGGAACGGCTCAAGGAGGCTGAAACCTCGCTGACGGCGAAAGCCACGCAAGCACAAGCTCTGCTCGATGCGGCCGACGACAAGGGCGAAACCCTCGACGCCGAACAAGATCAGCGCTGGATCGATCTCAAGGGCGAGATCGACGGGCTCAACAAGCATATCGGTCGGCTCCGGGATATGGAGCAGATCAATTTGACTCGCGCCATCCCGGTCATCGGCACCAATCCAGATGCGGCTGCGCAAAGCCGCAACGGTACCGCCATCTCGCCGATCACCGTGCGGCAACGCGAGGTCGAGCCGTGGGTGCCATTCGTTCGCATGGTGATCGCGCAAGCGGCGGCACGCGGCAACATCATGCTCGCGCATGAAATCGCCAAGAGCAGAGAGCAATGGATGGTGGAAACGCCACAGGTTGCCGAATATCTCAAGGCGGCGGTGTCTGTTGGCACGACGACGGATGCGGTGTTTGCAGGCCCGTTGGTGCAATACGCCAACCTGCCATCGGCGTTTGCCGAGTACCTGCGGGGGTCGACTATCATCGGCCGTATTCCGGGACTGCGCCGGGTGCCGTTCAAGGTCAGGATTCCGCGCATGACCGGCGCATCGACCGTGAACTGGGTCGGCGAAGGCCGCGCCAAGCCACTAAGCTCGCTCGCCTTCGACACGATCACCATGGACTTCGCCAAGATCGCAGGGATCGTGCCTCTCACCGAGGAATCGATCAGGCTCTCCACGCCCAACATCGAAACCATCGTCCGTGACGAACTAGCTGGTGCAATCACGGCATTCATGGACAGTCAGTTCATCGACCCGTCGAAGGCAGCGAACGACGTATCGCCTGCATCGATCACCAACGGTGCATTTACGATTACGCCGAGCGGCACCACGGCGGCAGCGTTGCGGAGTGACATTGCAAGGCTGATGGCGACGTTCCTGCAATCCAATCAGGGACTCGCTACTGCGGTTTGGATCATGACCCAAACCATTGCCATGCGCTTGAGCATGTTGGTCAACACGCTTGGTCAACCAGAGTTTCCGAGCGTCAACGCATCCGGCGGAACGTTTGCCGGTCTGCCGGTGATCACATCGGAAAACATCCCATCGTCGTCCGGCTCGCCTGATCAGGGTTGGCCGATCATCTTGGCCAAGGCTGACGAAATTCTGCTTGCCGACGACGGTCAGGTGACAATCGATGCCAGCCGTGAAGCATCGCTGCAGATGGAAAGCGCACCCGACTCGCCGCCGACTGGTTCGACCGTGCTGACCTCACTTTGGCAGCACAACATGGTCGGTATCAAAGCGGAGCGATTCATCAATTGGCGTTTGCGGCGTAACAACGCCGTCGTCTACATCTCCAACGCGATCTACACCGGCTAAACGTTCCTCCCGAGACTCTGGGGGATGGGTGCAAAAAGGACAGCCCTCCTTTCTTTACTGGCGCGCGCCCGTCCCTCCTTTTTGTTGTGAGGTTCACATGCCGAAACTCGTAATCAGTCCCGGACATAAATTCACGATTCATGGTCGGCAGATGGTCGCTGGCGATGAGTTCGAATGCACCGACAGTGAAGCCGTTATCTGGCAAGGCAAGGGATGGGCAATCCAGAAGCGCGGCCCTGGTCGACCGCGCAAGGACGAAATGGCTGGCCGTTATTATCGCACTGATATGCGCGCCGAGGACGAGTGATGGCGTGGAAACTCAAACTGCTGAGCCTGCTCGGCAGGAAGCAGTATACGACCACGCTACCGGGAGATCGGGGCAACTGGTGGTATCCGGTCGTCCACGAGCCATTCACTGGCGCATGGCAACGCAACATCGAGTTGCGTCCAGAAAGCATCCTTGCGTTCCATGCTGTCTACGCCTGCATCGAGCGTATCGCATCTGACATTGCCAAGTGTCGGTTGCGACTGGTCGAGCAAGACAGTAACGGCATCTGGGACGAAGTGGATGTTCCAGCATTCACGCCAGTCATTCGTAAGCCAAATCATTATCAGAACCGCATCCAGTTTTTCGAATCATGGATGCTGTCAAAGTTGATGAAGGGCAATACGTATGTCCTAAAGGAACGGGACGCGCGCAACGTCGTGGTGCGGCTGTACGTGCTCGATCCGGACTACGTCACACCGCAAGTCGTGGACGATGGCGGTGTCTATTATGAACTGAGCAAGGACAATCTCTCCGGTGTTGCGGATCGCGTCATCGTTCCGTCGTCGGAAATCATCCACGACATGATGACCATGAAGCACCATCATCTGTGCGGCTTGTCGCCGATGGCCCCTGCTTCGCTCGCGGCATTCCACGGTCTGCAGATTCAGAATATGTCGACATCGTTTTTCTCCAACGCCGCCAAGCCGAGCATGGCATTGACCGCGCCAGCGAACATTCCTGACGAACACGTCAAGCGGTTGCGGGAGTATTTTAACACGGAATACAAGGGGCCGAATGCAGGCAAGGTTGCCATTCTCGGCAACAACATGAAGCTCGAAAAGATCACGATGGACTTCGTCGACGCGCAAATGATCGAGCAACTTGAGATATCGGCCAAGATGGTTTGCGCGAGCTTCGGAGTGCCGCCACACATGGTGCATGTCGGCGATCCGCCGAGCTACAACAACATCGAAGCTTTGAACCAGCAGTATTATTCCCAGACACTCCAGAAATACTTTGAAAGTATGGAACTTTGTCTGGATGAAGGCTTGGGACTGACCGATGTCACTGGCAAGACCTACGGTACATGGTTCGACCTCGACGATCTGTTGCGGATGGACACCTCGACACTGATCGAGGCGGAAGCCAAGGCAGTCGGTGCGGGCATCAAGTCGCCCAACGAAGCGCGCAAGCGGCTCAATCTTGAGCCCACATCTGGCGGCGAAGCGCCGCTGATGCAGCAGCAAAACTACTCGCTGCCCGCGCTGGCCAAGCGGGATGCAACGGCTGATCCGTTCAAGCAAAGCAACACGCCGCCACCATCAGCCGCACCCCCGCCGCCCGCGCCCCCGCCGCCCGCCAAGGAGATCGATCCCGACGAACTTGCTGCAATATCTCAGTTGGCCAATTGGGAGTTACGCCGATTTCTAGCAACGGCATCATAGATCATTCGGCCATTCGCGCGGTCGTTGCGGGGGTTGGGCCGGTCGTCCGGGATCATGTCAATGAAGCGGTGGCTAAGGCTATCGCCCCGTTGCTGGCCCGCAATGGCGAGCTTGAGGCTCGTGTGTTAGAGCTTGAGGCCAGGGCGCTTTTACCCGGCCCACAAGGGCCTGCAGGGGAGCGAGGTACAGATGGCGCGCGCGGTGAAATGGGGCCGGAAGGCCCACCCGGTCCACAAGGGCCACAGGGCGAAGTCGGACCCATGGGCAGTACAGGCCCCCAAGGCGACCAAGGTGATCCGGGAGCCAAAGGGGAAAGCGTTGCTGGTCCGCAAGGTGAACGTGGCGAACCGGGGCCGGTAGGCCCGATCGGCGAGCGTGGGCTCCAAGGCGAGGCTGGCCGCGATGGTCTGCCGGGCCGCGACGGTCTGCCGGGATTGCCGGGAGAGCGCGGTAAGGACGGCATTGACGGCAAGGACGGTGCCCCCGGCCGTGACGGCAAGGACGGGCTTGAACTCAAGGACTTCAGGCTGGAATGGCCGGATGGCCGGACTATGGTCATGGTTCTGGGGGACGGCGAGATGTCAAAGAGTTTCAGTCACACATTCGAGCACATCATCCATTGCGGCTACTGGAAGAGCGGGACCGTCTATCGGCGCGGTGATGGTGTCTCCTTTGGCGGTTCGACCTGGGTTGCCTGCAAGGATGATCCGAAGGTTCAGCCAGCCGAAAACAACCCGGAATGGCAACTGGCTGTGCGGCGTGGCCGGGACGGCAAGGACGGCAAGGACGGCAAGGATGGCGAACGTGGCCCCGAAGGCAAGCCAGGACTCCATCACTTCCAAGCCTGATTGGTGGCCTGACTGGGCCGGACAAGTCTGCGCGATTATCGCATCAGGGCCGAGCGCGAAGACAACGGCACTCGATCTGATGATGCTGCGCGACAAGGCCAAGGCCATCGTCATCAATGAAAGCTGGCAACTCTGCCCGTGGGCGGACGTGCTCTATGGCTGCGATGCAAGCTGGTGGTGCTGGCGGCGGGGTGTCCCCGACTTTCGCGGCATGAAAATCTCGCAAGATGAACGCGCCTGCTACAACTACAAGGACATCAAGAAGGTCAGTGTCGACGCGCGCAGCGACGAGCTGAAGATCGGCACGCTCGGGCATCTTGGCGCGGGCGGCAATTCCGGGTTTCAGGCGCTCAATCTGGCGGTGCAGTTCGGTG